ACATCTGCGCCGCAACCGCGCTCTTCCGGCCGGGCCCGCTGGACGCCGGCCTCTGTGACCGCTACGTCCAGGTGAAGCAGGGAGCCACGCGGCCGTACTACGACCACCCGAAGCTGGAGCCGGTGCTGTCTGAAACCTACGGGGTGATGGCGTACCAGGAGCAGGTGATGCAGGTCTGCCGGGTGCTCGCGGGCTTCACGCCGGGCGAAGCAGACGGTGTGCGAAAGGCCATCGGCAAGAAGGACGCCGAGAAGATGGCCGAGTTCAAGGACAAGTTCATCAAGGGCTGCGTCGACCACTCCGAATGGGAAGAGCACAAGGCCGAGTCGCTGTGGACCTCCATCGAGGGCTACGCGGCATACTCCTTCAACAAGTCGCACTCCTACGAGTACTCGCTCATCAGCTGGGTGACGATGTGGCTGAAGGTGTACTACCCCGCCGAATTCTTCGCCGCGGCGATGACGGTGGTCGACAAGGACGAGAAGCTGGCGGGCCTGGTGCTTGATGCCCAGGGGAAGAAGCTGCAGGTCCTGCCGCCTGACCTGAACCGTTCGAGCGCCCGGGTTGAGATCGAGGGCGAGGACAAGCTGTACGCGCCCCTGCAGGCCATCAAGGGCATCAGCTCGGGCGTGGCCGCTGCCATCGAGAAGCTGCGCGCCCACGTGGGCGGCAGATTCACCTGGGTGCCGGTGAGCACGAAGGAAGTGCCGCTCAAGACCAAGGTGAAGATCGTGGAGGTGCCGGCGCACATCCGCGGGCTGGACCAGGAGACCCAGAAGGAGGTGCTGGGGCGGACCGCCGTCAACAGCAAGCACCTGGAGAACCTGGAGAAGGTCGGGGCACTCCACTCGATCACCGGTGAGGGCAAGCCCGCGACGCACCCCGACCGGTTGAAAGACCGCATTGCACTGGTGCCGGGCTTCACCGTCGAAATGGTGCGCCCCGACCGCGAGCTGAATGCGGAGCACTTGGCCAAGATCAAGATCACCCGCCTGGTCGAGGAGGCCCGCGCATGTGAGGGGTGCTCGCTCAAGGGCAAGCCGCACCCGCTGCCGCGCATGGGCGACAAGCCGCGGTTCATGATGGTGTTCGACACACCCAGCTGGGAAGAGGAGCGCGCCGGCAAGATGCTGGAAGGCAAGGCCTCCGAAGCGGTGAAGGCGGCTCTGAAGGACGTGGGCCTCCGGGCCTCCGACGGCTACTACACGTCGCTGGTGAAGGTGTCGAAGCCGAAAGAGCAGAAGGCCCTGACCAACGAGCAGATCATCGGATGCTCCAAGTACCTGGAGCAGGAGATCGAGATTCTGAAGCCGCCCATCATCATCGCGATGGGCAGCAACGCGGTGCGCTGGTTCGCGCCGGGCATCAAGGGCACGCCGGCGGACCTGGCCGGCAAGGTCATCTATCGCGCCGACCTGGATGCAACCGTCATCTTCGGCATTCACCCCGGATCAGTCTTCCATGACCCCTCGAAGGTCCGGCTGATCGAGAACACGTTCGAGAAACTAGGAGAGCTACTGACATGAGCGAAGCCGCAGAAACCGCGATGACGGCATACGTCGACCCGGAGCAGCTGAAGAAGGACATTTCCATCGACCTGACCGACCTGAGCGGGAACATGGCGCAGCACTCCGCGCTGTACGTGTTCTACGCCACGCGGACCGTGCGGGCGAAGCGCCAGTACGAGCGGTACAAGGTGGCGGTCGAGATCCTCGAAGGCAAGCTGGATGGCGAATACCGTCTGAAGCTGAAGGAAGAAAACCCCAAGACCACCGAGGGGCAGATTCGTGCCGCGCTGGTGCTGGACGCCCGGTACCGTCGCGCCTACGCGCAGCTGATCGACGCTCAGCAGGAATACCGCCTGGCCGAAGTCGCTGAGCGATCCTTCGAGCACCGCAAGGACATGCTCCTGCAGATCGCCCGGGACGCAGCGAAGGAGAAGGAGGGTGGCCTGCGGGTCGCTGTCAACCAGGCCAATCGCGAGCGGATGCTGGACGCGATGTCTGGCGGCGCTGCGAAGTCGTCCGAATAGTCAGTCACCACTGACACACACTATAATGTGAGGGCGGGTCAAACCGCTCTTCACCCAACCAAACCAACAAGGGAAACTACATGTCCGCATTGCTCGAACTCCTGAAGAACAAGAAGCAAGACCTGGCCTCCGGCAAGCGTCGCAAGACCGTCAAGCCGGCCGCAGGTCGCAGTCGCTGGCGCATCCTCCAGTCCTGGCGTGGCGCCGGCCAGCAGTTCTGGCACGACTTCGGTCAGCACTTCGTCAAGAACGCCGACAACACCATCGCCGCGATCTACGTCTGCACGGACAAGACCTTCGGTCGTCCCTGCCCCGTGTGCGACGCGGTGCAGAGCGCCATCAAGGGCGCGACCGACGACGCCACGATGGAGCTGCTGAAGGAAGCCAAGTCCGCCGGCCGCGTGCTGTTGAACGCGGTGCAGCTGGATGGCCCGACCCCCGGCGAGGTCCAGATCCTGGAGCTGGCGCCCACGGTGTTCGAGCAGGTGCTGGGCATCGCCACCGAGTACGAAGAAGCCGGCGAGTCCATCATCATGGGCGACGGCAATCCGGGTTCGGACATCATCATCACCCGCGAAGGCACGGGCAAGAACACCAAGTACCAGACCATGCTGGCCGCGAAGGCGAGCGCCGTGTCGCCGGACGTGCTCACCAAGCTCCACGACCTGGACGCCTACGTGCAGCAGGAGTCGGTCGAGCAACAACAGCGCGCCCTGAACTCGGTGCGTTCCGTTGCCGGTCTGCTGGCAGCTCCGGCCGCAGCCGGTGCTCGCCCCTCGGGCCTGCCCGAGGCCGCAGCTGGTGCCGCCGAGCTGGTCGACGACGACTACGCCGTCGCTGCACCGCGCAAGCCGGCCGCGAAGCCCGCTGCAGCTGCCAAGAAGCTGGACGAGGAGATCACCGACGTGCCGGATCTGCCCGCGAAGGCAGCGGCCAAGCCCGCGGCGGCTCCCGCAGCCGCGACGACGGCGGGCGAGCCCACCGGTGACCCGGACCTGGACGAACTGCTGAGCCAACTCGGCTGATCGACAACCCCACGGGGCGGCATCGCGCCGCCCCATTTTTCTCGTGACGAAGGCAAACCTGAGCGCCAGCACTATGCATGGCCGGCATCGATGACATCAAGCCGTCCGGTCTGACCTGGCGCTCACATTTGCCATTTGAAACGCGATGACGAAACTCCTTCTCGCCGTTGACGGCAACTCCATCGCCCATGCGAACGACCAGGCCAACACCCTGACCGTGGGCACGATGGAAGTGCAAGCCATCTTCGGCTTCCTGCACTCGATGCGGAAGCTGATGCAGACCTACCCGAACGGCACACCGCTGATCCTGTGGGACGGTCGTGCCGAGTTCCGCTACGAGCTGTACCCCGAGTACAAGGGCAACCGGGTGGCGAAGACGCCAGAGGAGCAGGCATCGAAGGATGCCTTCAAGCGCCAGACGCCCTTCATCGAGAAGTTCATGGAGTACCTCGGGGTGCGTCAGCTGCGCTCCCCGTTGCTCGAAGCAGACGACCTGGGCTGGCACACCGTCGCAGCCCGCCCCGGGACGCGCACGGTCATGGTGACGGGCGACCGCGACTGGCTGCGCATGGTCAACGCGACCACCACCTGGTTCGATCCGATTCGTGACCGCAAGGTCTCGCTGGAGAACTTCCTGGAGTTCACCGGCTTCTTCAGCCCCGAGGAGTTTGCCCAGGGCAAGGCCATCAACGGCGACGCGAACGACAACGTCCCGGGTGTCGATGGCATGGGCGAGAAGAGTGCCGCGTGCTACCAGTTCATCGCCAAGTGGAAGACGGTTCAGGCCTTCTGGGACGCCGTCGACTCGGGCGCCTACACGCCGGCCACGCGCAAGTCGAAGACCGCCAAGTCTCTTCACCCAGAGCAGTTTCTGGCCAGCGAGGAGGGTAGGGCGCTGGTGCGACGCAACTTCAAGCTGCTGGACCTGGCGCAGGCGCGCAAGCCGCTGCCGGGCGAGGTCCAGATCGTCCACAAGAAGCCCGACCCCGAGAAGTTCCTGCACCTGTGCGAGCGGCTGAACTTCGCCTCGATTCTGCGCGACCGCCGGGCCTTCCTGCAGAACTTCGGAATCGACGTGCCGGCGCCAGCAATGGCGATGGCCGCTTGACCGGCCAGGCGTCCGCCTGAGCCACAACCGGGCCAGCACTGAGCCCACCACTACAAGAAAGAGAAAAGCATGTCCGCAAAATCACTTGACCTCGCCGCCCTGGGCGCCGCCCTACTGGGAGCGGTGGGAGCCAACGATGAAGAGACCGAGCCTTCACTGTGGCTCGACATGGGCTACGCGCCCCTGAACAAGATCCTGAGCGGCTTCTATGGCCGCGGTCTGCCGGGCGGCCGACTCATCGAGATCGCCGGCCCGTCCGCCTCGGGCAAGACCCTGCTGGCCACCCTCGCGATGATCGCGGCGCAGAAGGCCGGTGGCGTCGCGGTGTTCATCGACTGGGAGCGGACCTTCAATGCGGCATTCGCCCAGCTGCTGGGGCTGGATACCACCTTCCCTCGCTTCGTCTACAAGCGGTCGGAAACCTGGGAAGAGGGCAATACCGCTGCGCTCAAGGTGGCAGAGACGATCCGCAAGCGGAAGCTGATCGCCCCGGATGCACCCATCGTCTACGTGTGCGACTCCATTGCATCGGCCATTCCGAAGTCCGTGCTCTACGACAAGGACGGGAAGCGCCGCGAGATCGACGAGTACACCATGAACGACACCACTGCCCTGGCTCGCGTCTCATCGACGACGCTCAAGGCCGTGAACCAGGCGGTGGGTGAGTTCGATGTCACGGGCATCTATCTCAACCAGATCCGCACGAAGCCTGGCGTCGTGTACGGCGACCCGACCACAACCCCGGGCGGCGCGGCCATGGAGTTCTATGCCACCACCCGCATCTTCACCGGTCGCAAGCTGGAGAAGGACAAGAAGGACGGCGGGCTGGACGCGGCAGTGATTTGCCTGAACACGAAGAAGAACAAGATCTGCATGCCGTTCCAGGAAGTGGAGCTGCGCCTGGCCTATGACGACAAGGGCCTCGCGTCGTTCGACTTCACCCGCGGCTACATCGAAGAGCTGATCGCGGCGAAGAAGCTGGACAAGGACAAGAGCGGGCGCATCACCTTCGACGGCAAGACCTACTTCGCCGGCCAGCTGGTGGACAAGATCAACGCTGAAGGCCGCGTGGGTGAGCTGCACGAGCTGCTGGTGGGGTCCGAAGCATGAGTCGCCACGAAGTCATCGTGAACCCCGACGGGACCGTGCGCTTCGATCCTCCGCTGGAGGATAGCCACCACCAGTTCTTCCGCCCAGCAATTGATCCGCTGTGCATGTCGTTCCAGGTGGAGAGTGACGACTGCGAAGTGCAGGCCATCGGCATCATCCTACAGGTGCTCAAGCGCCTGGCCCTGTGCCAGGTGGAGCCCAGCACGATCCCGGGCGCCGCTTCTATCTACAGCCGCAAGGACTCGGCCACGCGCATCCTCGACTTCGTCAAGTCGAAGGTGGACAGCGGCAGCTTCTGAGCGCCGAGCGATCTGCGTGTCGTCTCTACAGTGAAAGCATGCAGATCGCTTTCTCATATCCCCGCCGCGGCCTCACGGGCCAGTTCAACACGTTCCGCCTGGGCCTCTCGTGGGTCGAGAAGTGCCCCGAGGGCGCACAGGTGGAGCTGGTCGATTCACGTAGCAAGAAGCTGCTGAAGCGCGCCGTCGTTGAACGGGTGGTGACCGGTGAGCTGACCGACATGGCAGAGCATCACTCGGCCCTTGCCCACAACTGGCGCGAGCACCCTGCCGAGGATCGCGCGGCACTTTTGATTGCGTCGATGACGCGCCGATACCCACCCGGGAGAGTTCACCCTCACTCGATGGTGAGTGTCATCTACCTGAAGGAGATTCCTGATGCGAGTGTTTCGTGTGACCCGGCCTGAAGCCGCCTGCGGCGACAACCTCTACCCGGCCAGCTACTGCGCCAACCTCACGGGCGAGGGCGGCGCCCACACCGAGGCAAAGCTCTCGCCCAAGCCCTACTACGGCGAGACCTTCATCGACGAGCTGGAGATCCCGACCGACAAGGCCGCAATCGTCGCTCTCCTGAACGGGCAAGGCCCTGGCGGTGACCGTGTGCCCAAGCGCAGCTGGGGCCTGACCGCCCGCGGCGGCCTGCACGAGATCTCAGAGGACGCCTGACATGCCGCTGTCGTTGTCTGACCCGCGATTCGTGCGGGTGCCCCTCTCGGACATCACGACCCCGAAGTCCGGTCGCATTTGCATGGGCGAAAGGTACTGGGCCATCACTCCGGAGAACGAGGCGCTGTTCTTCAAGCTCAGGCCGAGTAGCACCGGTTCGCCTCAGTGCAACTCCAATCGATCCATCGTCGAGCGGCTGCTACCTGAAGGCTGTCGAGTCGAATTCGTGCCGATGGCATTTCTTCCACACCGCTGTTCGGACTACCACTGACATGCCCAAGCGTTTCGGCAAGCGTGAGACCTGGCGCCGCAAGATGCGGGCGCGGTACTACACGCCGGAGATGATGGCGTTCCTTCGAGCCCGCTACAACCCGTACTTCATGCGGGGGCTCAGAGCGTGCATGCGGTGTGGGCGTACAAGCACTGGCGGGATGAACTTCACCTTCGTCGACCAGGTGGAGTACTGCCTCGACCGAATCGAGGTTGACGCATGAAGGTCATCATCGCCGGCAGTCGGGGGATCACGGACTACAAGCTCATCCAGCAGGTGATGGAGCCGCTGCTCTGGGACTGGAAAATCACGGAGGTCGTCAGCGGCGGCGCCCGCGGCGTCGACCAGCTGGGCGAGACCTGGGCAAACCGGAACAACCTGCCGATTCGCCAGTTCATTCCCGATTGGAATGGGTACGCCGGCAAGCGGGCCGGCCTGGTGCGCAACTGTCAGATGGCCGACTACGCCGACGGGCTGGTGGCGTTCTGGGATGGCCGCAGCCGGGGCACGAAGCACATGATCGACGCAGCTCGACTGCGCGGCCTGAAGGTGCATGTCCATGTCCACGAAGGTCGGTGAACCGAAGCGGGCCGGCACCCACACCGTTCGCATGGTGCGCCGGCACCGCCGCAAGGCCGGCGAGATCCACAGCTTCAAGGGCCTGCGCCTGAACATCTACTGGATGCCGCGGCGCACCGACGAGTACATCCGAGCAGACGAGTCCTGGGCGATCCCCGCCGAGACTATCTCCGCCATTCGGGCCTACGGGGTGACGCACGTGGGCATGCTGATCGAAGACGGCACCCGCATGCTGATCCACATGGACGCCTTTGGCCAAGCCGGCAAGGACAAGGGTGTCACCTACAAGAGCCATGGCAAGCACCCCTTCACGGGCGGCATGCACTGGCACATCCCCGAACGGCTCTTCGCCGTCAAGCGCCCGCCCGAGGACATGCGTGAGGAGTCCCTCACCGAGCGCATGCGAATCCCCGGGACGAGCCGAAGAGCACCCAGCAAAGTCTCACCATGAACACAAAGCGACAACTCATCAGCAGCAGGGAGGCGAAGCCCGCAAAGCGCCAACACACCGCGCCCTGTTCAGACTGCCCGATGACCCGTACCGCACTCAACGGCTGGTTGGGCGGCGCTACTCCCGGAGAGTACGTTCAGCTGGCCCACAGCGATCACGTGGTGCATTGCCACACGCTGAGAGGCGCCCAGTGCGCCGGCATGGCGATCTATCGGAGAAACGTCTGCAAGCGCGTCGACCCGCCGAACCTGGTACTACCCAAGAACACCGAACTGGTGTTCGCGACCCCGATGGAGTTTGTCGCGCATCATGAAGCGAGACCGGGAAAGGCTGCCAAATGATGCTGGTCAGCACTGCGCTCGCCTGCCTGGCGCTCAACGTCTACCACGAGAGCCGCAATCAGACTATCCCAGGCCAGTACGCCGTCGCGCTGGTGACGGTGAATCGTGCCGAGCTGGACAACGACAAGGTGTGCACCGAGGTCTTCAAGCCACACCAGTTTTCGTGGACAAATGCCGTTGTGCGCACGAAGCAGGGCTGGGTGATCCCGGCCGGCCTGATGCCGCGGGAGGAGCACGCCTGGTGGGTGGCGAACCGTGTGGCGCTCATGACGATCAACGGCCGCATGTACGACTTCACGGGTGGATCGAAGTTCTACCACGCCACCTGGGTGCGCCCGGCGTGGCGGCTCGCGATGGTGGCGACGAAAAAGATCGGCGACCACCGCTTCTATCGCCCGAATGACTCAGTCATCACTGACTAACTCTCTATAATTGATTGAAGCCCCGCAAGCGGGGCAATTTTTGGGAAGGGTTGCAATGTCACCTTACGGTTTGCTGGCAGACCTGCACAAGCATGCGTGGTCGCAGTTTTCGACGGTCTTGCCGAACGGCGTGAACAGCCGCCTGCAAGGGCTTCTCGATGAGGTCCAGCGGGCCGCCCAGGAGGTGAAGGCTGCTGGTGGGCGCAAGCTGGTGTTCGCCGGTGATGTGTTTCATGTGCGGGGTTCGGTGGCACCGAGCGTGCTCAATCCCGTGCGCGATACGCTCAACGACATCGTGATCGGCATGGACATGGAGATCGTGATCCTTGCGGGGAACCACGATCTCGAAGGCAAAGATGCCACCCGCCTGGGCAGCGCCATCACGGCACTCGAAGGCCCGGGCATTAAGGTCTGCAATGCGATCTCATTCGACATGGACCTGAACGTCGTGCTGGTCCCATGGATCGAAAGCATCGAGCACCTGAAGAAGGAGCTGGAACTCGCCGCAGTCGCGACTCCCGTCCTGGCCAATGGTGGCGCTGCGAAATTCGACTTGATCATTCACGCCCCCATCGACGGCGTGATCGAGGGACTGCCGACGCACGGGCTTGACGCCGCCTGGCTGTCGTCCCTCGGGTTCAAGCGGGTGTTCGCAGGCCACTACCACAACCACCGCTGCATGACCCATGGTGACGCTGATTCGCACGGCGTGGGTGAGGTCTGGAGCATCGGTGCTCTGGCCCATCACACCTGGTCGGACATCGGCTCCAGGGCGGGATTCCTGATCGTTCATGACGACAAGGTCATCTGGCGCAAGTCGCACCTCCCGGAGTTCGTGGACCTGGGCAAGGCTGCCGAGTACTGCGAGCCCGATGAGCTGCCCCTGGTTGTCGACGGGAACTACGTCCGCGTGCGAGTCGACGCCGACAAGGCGAAGGACGCCGCGGCCGCCCGCGAGGAGCTGCTTGCGATGGGTGCTCGCGCGGTGCTGGTGCAAGCGATGCCCAAGGCGCCCGTTCGTGAGGGCGCAGTGACCGCCAGCGTGGTCTCGGGAGCGTCTCTTGAAGCGTCGGTGACGGAGTTCATCAAGGGCTTCGCCGGCGACCGCACCGAAGCGGTCACGAAGGCCGCGTTCGAGATTCTCGGCGCCGCTGAAACAGTGGAGGTTTGAGCATGGGGCCGTACAAGAAGACGAGGGATGAAGCCCTGCAGTCACCGATGGAGGTGCTGAGGGAGGCCGTCAGCCGCATGACACATGACGAAGTGCGCAACTACGCGTTGCCGGGCCTCACCAGTGAGCTGGTGGGTGGCGGCGAGTACGGGAAAGTGCGCCTGTTCAGGTCTGACCGCCAGACGCAACACCACATCACGCCGCACAGCCACCGATTCAACTTCGCCTGCCTGGTGCTGGCGGGATCGGTAACCAACCAGACCTACCGGAAGGTCCGGCCGCACACCGACGAGGTGGGTGACCAGTTCATCCGCTCGAAGCTGCAGGCCGCCGGCATGGGCGAGTACACGGTGACCCCGGAAGCGAAGCCCGACGACTGGCTTATCGAAGAGAGGACCTATGAGGTCGGCTCCGTCTACACGATGACCGCGGACCAGGTGCACAGCATCCGCTTCTCGAAGGGGGCCTGCGTGCTGTTCTTCGAGGGCAAGCAGGTCCGCGACGAGTCGTTCATTCTCGAACCCTACTGCAACGGGAAGCGAATCCCGACCTTCAAGGTGGAGGAATGGATGTTCGAGCACAAGGAAGAAGGAGCGACTCTGTGAAGTTTGTTCGCCTCTACATTCAGAACTTTCTGACCATCGGGCGAGCTGCCGTTGATCTGCAGGATCGTGGGCTGCACCTGATCCAGGGCAAGAACGAGGATGACGGGTCCGCGTCGAGCAACGGCGCCGGCAAGTCCAGCCTGGTCGACGCGATCTGCTGGGTGCTGTTCGGGACGACTGCCCGCGGCATCAAGGGCGACAAGGTGGTCAATCAGACCGCCAAGAAGGATTGCTCCGTGCAGCTGACGCTGCGCAAGGGCGATTCTGTCTACGTCGTCCAGCGGTTCCGCAAGCACAAGGACCACAAGAACAGCCTGCTGATTCAGGCAGTGACCGCTTCCGGCGCGGTCGACCTGCACAAAGGCACCGAAGCCGAGAGCCAGAAGGTGCTGGAGAGCATTCTGGGTTGCAGCCAGGAGGTCTTCATGGCCGCGGTCTACAGCGGTCAGGAGGTCATGCCCGACCTGCCCATGAAGACCGACAAGGAGCTGAAGACCCTGGTCGAAGAGGCGGCAGGGCTGCGGCGCTACGAGCGCGCCTACGAGATCGCGACCAAGCGACGCACGACTGCCCAGCGTGAGCTGGAGACCGCGGAGGCTGCCCGCACCACGCTGCAGGCGGTGATGAAGCGCGTCGAGGAGACGCTGCTGAAGGCACGCGCTAACTATGGCGCCTGGGAAAAGGGGCGCGGTGTTCGCGTCGACGAGGCGACCGTCGCGGTCACGGAGCAGGAGCTGAAGCTGCGCACGCACCTGGCGAACGTCTTGGCCTCGAAGAAGGGGCACGACGCGGCCGTGGTGCGCATCGCCGAGATCGACACCGAGCTGGAGAAGCACGGTGAGCTGGAGCGTGCCGCCCGTGACGCGGAGACCAAGCACCAGGCGGCCCTACGCGGCATCGAGAAGCACAAAAAGGACGCTGCCGAGAAAACAATCGCGCAGCTGGAGAAGCAGCTGGAGGCCACCCGGGCTGGCAAGATCGCGCCGTGTGAGTCCTGCGGGAAGACGCACACCGAATCGGAACAGAGCGAGCTGATCGCCCACGTCGAGACGCTGCTGACAACGGCAAAGGACAACCTCGCGGCCGTGAAGGCTCTGGTTCTGAAGCAGGTCACTGCCGCCACTTGGGCGGCAGCTGCAGCAACGGAAGCGCGCCGCAAGGTGCCCGACGTGTCGGCGATCACTGCTGAGCGCACGGGCCTCCAGGCCGTCGTGACGCGCTTCCAACAAGGCAAGGACGAGATCGAGCGCATGAAGGCGGCGCTCGACAAGGCGAAGGAACAGGTCGAGCTGCGCAAGACCGAGAGCAACCCGCACGCGGCGACCGTGACCATGCTCGAAACCCAGGTCGCAGAGCACGCCAGCAAGATGGGCGAGCTGACCACCCAGGTCGCGACGAAGCAGGAGGCGCTGGAGATCGCCGAGTCGGTGGTGAAGGTCTTCGGGCCGGCCGGCGTTCGGGCGCAGATCCTCGACACGGTGACGCCGTTCCTGAACGACCGAACCGCCGACTACCTCTCGGTGCTGTCGGACGGGAACATGCACGCGACCTGGACCACGCTGACCAAGGGCGCCAAGGGCGACCTGAAGGAGAAGTTCTCCATCGACGTGCACAACGACAAGGGCAGCGACAACTTCCAGGGCCTGTCGGGCGGCGAGAAGAAGCGCGTGCGCCTGGCATGCGGCCTCGCGCTGCAGGACCTGGTCGCTTCCCGGGCCGCGAACCCCATCGAGCTGTGGATCGGTGACGAGATCGACGAGGCGATGGACGCCGCCGGTCTGGAGCGCCTGATGACGCTGCTGGAGCGCAAGGCTCGGGAGCGAGGCACGGTGCTGGTGATCAGCCACAACGAACTCAGGGACTGGTGTGACGAGGTGACCGTGGTCCGCAAGAAGGACGGCACCTCGACCGTGGAGGGCTCGCTGTGCGTATAGGCAAGGCTGAGCTGCAGGAGAGGCGCATCGATCTGCGTCGGATTCTGGCCACCGCCAAGCAGGCGGCGATGGGTAAGGACGCTCCGGTGTTCCAGATCAAGGGACCGGCGGTGCTGAAGGTGCGCTTCCGGAAGACAACCAAGGCCGGCGGCACAGTGGCACTTCCGCACTCATTCATCGGCGACGAGAAGTTCCGCCTGGCCGACCTGTACGTGGACAACGACCTGCCCAACAAATCCTACATCGTGGGTGCCGCCTTCGCGCCGGCGGACCTTGAACTCGCGAAGGAGATCAGTGGCGTGACGCTGCCCCTGCAAGACGCCATTGAGCACTTCGATGGCTTGGAGACTTGGTTCTCCGAACTGCTGGCAGCGCCAGAAGATTTCGTGACGGAGCGGGGAGCGATGACTCCCCGCCCCAGCGTTCCCCATGAACGCAATGCCGATGCGCCGTCCCGCGGCAGCTGGTAACTCAACCTGAAAGGACTCGACATGAAGACTGCTGTGACCGCGGCCACCATCGGTGGCAAGCCCTACGACGAGGATGAATTCGACCGCTTCGCCGACATGATGCGCGCCCGCTTCGCTGCGAACGTGGGTGAAGGCAAGCCGGTGTTCACCACCGGCATCCCTGGCCTGTACGAGCACTTCCTGGAGCGGCTGCCCGAAGACGTGCGCCAGGTCTACAACTGCAACTGCTGCCGTCAGTTCGTCAACACCTACGGCGGCCTGGTCACCATCGACGAGAACGGCGGCACCCATTCGATCCTGTGGGACTTCGACGCGCCCGCCCTCTACCGCGATGCGGTGGCTGCGCTGAAGCTCAAGGTGGAGCGTTCGCTGGTGACCGGCGTGTTCCTGTCGAACGCCCGCACGTGGGGTACCGCGGTGACCGGCGACTGGCATCACCTGTCGGTGACGCCGCCCAAGGCCATGATTCACAAGGACCGGGTGAAGACCCCGGGCCAGGTCATGGCGGAGAAGCGCGAGGACTACGGCATGCTCAACCGTGCGCTGGCCGACTACAACGAAGCCACCATCAATGCCGCGGTGACGCTGCTGAAGTCCGAAACCTTGTACCGCTCCGAGAAGGTGCTGGGCGTCGCTGAATGGCTGTACGCGCTGCACATGGCTCGCAAGCACGCCTGGTCGCCAGCGCACGAACGTGCCGGCACCTGGCTGGCCGTCGCAACCGCGCCGGCGGGCTTCTGCCACGTTCGCAGTTCGATGATCGGGACGCTGCTGGACGACCTGGCAGCGGGTAAGCCCATCGAGGAGGTGCGTCGCGCGTTCGCCGCGAAGATGCACCCGCTGGAGTACCAGCGCCCGACTGCGCCCCCGAAGGCGGGCAACATCGAGCAGGCCGAGAAGCTGGTCGAGAAGTTGGGCATCGCCCCCTCGCTGCGCCGTCGCTACGCCCGCCTGGAGGACGTGACCGCCCTGTGGAAGCCCACGGTGCCGCCCCAGCACTTCGATGCCTCGGGCACAGTGTTCGGGCACCTGAAGGCCAAGCCGGCGCCCGGCATGGTGATCCCGGGCGTCCAGACGATGACCTGGGACAAGTTCCGCCGCACGGTGCTGCCGGATGCCAAGAAGATCGAGGTGGAGGTGCCTTCCCGCGGCAACTTTGCCCAGCTGGTGACCGCGGCCGACATGGACGCGCCGCCCATCATCCAGTGGGACCTGCCCGAGGCCCGCAACCCCGTCACGTGGTACCTGTACAGCGGTGGCTCGCCGGCGAGCAGCTGGGGCCTTTCCGCTCACGCGATGGTGGAGTGCACGGCCATCGCGCTGCAGCCGAACTTGTGGGGTGGCGAGGACAAGTTCTCCCACCATGGCAAGTCGGTGTTCCTGCTGCTGAAGGGGGCGAACGATTCCTCCGGCCGGTCGCTGTGCTTGTTCCCGGAGCAACTGAAGAGCGAGCTGCACGCGGTTCGTGCCACGGTTGAGGCTCACTCCTGGTCCAAGTCGCTAGAAGGCAAAGACGCGGGCAGCGCCGCCGGGCTGAAGCTGGAGTCGCACAACACCTGGAACCAGAAGGTGCGCGTGACGACCGCCAACGGCACCGTGACCACCTACAACTTGGACCGCTGGGATTGACCGATGAGTGAGGTTCACCAAACCCGAACGCTGGCTCTCACCGACGGACAGCGCACATCGCTGCGGTTTGACCATGCCACGTGGCGAGCCATCGAATGGATCGCCAACGGTGAGGGCCTGCGGTGGACGAAGTGGGTGCGGAAGGTGCTGGATGATTCGCCGGCCGGCTCCATGCACACCGTCATCAGGGCGGAGATCGCAAAACGCCTGGTGACGGCTGAGCCGGCGAAGCCTCCGTCGTACGCCGAGCTTGTGCAGCTGTGGGAGGCGACGAAACGCATGCACGCCGCTGATGACCGGTACGGGTGTGGCTTCTATAGCGACGCCGAATGGGTCGGCGCTTACCAAGAAACGCGACAGTTGGCCGGCATCCCGGCGCAGGAGTAATTCATGACGAATCCGAAAGAGCTGAAGACCGGTGACCTGTGCCAGGCATGGGTCACGAAGTACGACTACCAGGTCCGCCTGGTCGAAGGGAAGATCACCATCGGGGGCTGGAGCCGCGGGCGGCGCAACATCCAGTTCAGTCCCGAGGGCAGCAGTCACTGGGAGAACCTGGTGATCGGCAAGGACGCCTTCCTCACCAAGGAGGAGGCCGTCGCCGACGTGCGCGCCCGCCGCGAGAAGCGGGTGGCCGCGCTCGAAGAGGCCCTGTACCAGCTGCGGAGCACCCCGGAAATCGAACACACGGAGCAGGTCACCGCATGAGCAAGCTGATCCTCGCCGGGCTCGACCCGGCCATGTCGAACCTGGGCTTGGCCCGGGCCGAGTTCGACCTGCTGACTGGCAGCTGGGCCATCACCCACGTGAAGCTGGTTAGCACCGAGGGCGCCAAGAAGGCGGAGGCGAAGGTCGTGCGCAAGTCCAGCGACGATCTCCGCCGAGCGAAGGAGCTGCGCGCCGGCCTGGCCGAGTTCATGAGCTGGTCGGGTGCCGGCATGGCTGTCGGGGAAGTGCCCACGGGCACCCAGAGCGCCCGGGGCAGCCTGGGCAATGGGATGTCGATCATGCTGCTTGCGGGGCTGCCGGTCCCGCTCATCGAGGTGAACCCCACCGAGGTGAAGCTGGCGAGCGTGGGGCACAAGCACGCGGCGAAGGAAGAGGTCATCGAGTGGGCGGTGGCCCGCTGGCCGAACGCGGGCTGGCTCACTCGGACCGTGAAGGGCAAGGTGACGCTTCTCGCGGCGAACGAGCACCTGGCTGACGCCTGCGCCGCGGTCGCGGCCGGCGTGAAGACCGAGGAGTTCCAGAAGGCCATTGCGCTGATGCGTGCCGCAACCCCGGTTGCCGCATGAGCATCAGCATTCTCGCAACGGCCATCGCCTTCGCGGCTGCGAAGCATGTTGACCAGGCCGACAAGGGAGGCAATGCCTACATCCTGCACCCGCTACGCATGATGATGCGCCTGCGCACGTCGGACGAGGAGCTGATGGCCATCTGCGTGTTGCACGACGTGGTCGAGGACTGCAAGGTGTCGTTCGGAGACCTCCGCGCCATTGGCATGACCGAGCGGGTCATCAGCGGCGTGCGCGCACTGACGCGGCAGAGCGGCGAGACCTACGAGGAGTTCATCGAGCGGCTCGCGTTCAATCGTGACGCCCTGCTAGTGAAGCGTGAGGACCTCCGGGACAACTCGGACCTGACGCGGCTCAAGGGCGTGACAGAAAAGGACGTGGCGCGCATGCAGCGCTACATGCTTGCCTTCAAGCGCGTCGAGGCGCTGCTGGCGGAGGAACACTGATGGCTCGCGCAACCTACATCTACGTCGTCCGGTGGTGGAGCGACTTGCTCATGCCGTTCACTGTCAAGCATGAGGCGCAAAGCTGGATCAAGCAACAGCAGGAACAGGGCAAGGAGCTGCCGCATGCTGTCGTTGATGTGTTTCACGATGGCGGCCACGGCTGGAAGCGCACGCTCAGCCTTGAGGAGTTCATGTCGTGAAGATCGACATCTATGCGGGTCTGCGCCGCAAGCGCAACCGGGGTTGGCACCGTTGGTTTGCGTGGCACCCGATCAGCGTCGGTGATGGCGTGATCGTGTGGCTTGAAACCGTCGAGCGTCAGCTGCGGGGCGAGTACTGCCCGGTGTGGTGCTATCGCCTGCCGGAGAAGGCAGTGCAGACCGACTCGGACCCGCCCATCGACTTCTTCGGACGCTGACATGAGCCAGGGTATCGACCTGTACGTCAGTCGCATCGACTTCCGGCACGCAATGGATCGCGACTCGGTGCAGATCGTGATCGAGGCAACGCCTATCGGTGATCCCAGGCGTGTCATGGAGCAGTTGAACAGGCTGCACACGCAAGGCATTCACAACACGATGCGTCTCGGCCCTATCGTCCAGCCCACGCCGCCGGAGCCTGTCAAGTCCGAACCCATCGCGATCTCTACAGTGAAAGACGGTGATGTTCGCTGTGGTTCGTGGTAGCTGATCCACTTACATTGTGGGTCAGCACTGAGTCACGTAGACTCGCCGTCCCCGATTCAAAACACCTATAAGGAGCCCCAATGAATTCCAGCTGGTCCACACCAGCGCGCAGCTACGCCTCCGGCATCGGCGAAGCAGTCGCAGACCGTACCATCAACCGCAAGAAGTCCGACGGCAGCGTCGAAGTGTGGAGCGACGTAGCCCTGCGGGTTGCCATCGGCAACTCGTCCCTCCACCCCGAGACTGCCGGCTTCGAGTTCGAGCCGCTGCACCATCACCTGCGACAGGCTTCGCTGCTGATGTCGGGTCGTCACCTCCAGCACGGCGACGAGAACCAGCCCAGCCGCAATCAGGAGGTCTTCACCAACTGCTCGACCGCCGCGTCGAGCTTCCTGCTGTTCTACCTTCTGCTGAATGGCTCAGGCGTCGGCCGCGCCTACGACGACGACATGATGGTCGTCAACTGGTCGCGCGACATGCCGTTCGTGCAGTGTGTGATTCGCGGCGACCACCCGGACGTGCGCGACGGGTACGTCAGCACCGACTACGTCACGCCCCACACCTTCGTCGGCTTCCCCCAGGTCGTCTACGAGGTGCCCGACAGCCGCGAGGGCTGGGCCAAGGCAGTGGAGCAGATCGAGCGCATGACCTGGGAGCGCCGCTGGTCCAACCACGTCCTGATCCTCGACTTCAGCGGCGTGCGCCACCGTGGTGCCCCCATCATGGGCATGCAGGGTCGTCCCGCCTCCGGGCCGGCGCCGCTCATGGACGCCATCACCAAGATCGCCCAGCTGAAGGGCAGCGGCATGGAGCCCTGGAAGGCCACCATGTACGCCGACCACTACCTGGCCGAGTGCGTGTTGGTGGGTGGTGCCCGCCGGGCCGCTCGCATGGCCACCAAGACCTGGCGTGACGCCAACATCGCCGACTTCGTTTCGGTCAAGAAGGGCGGGGTGCTCTGGTCCTCGAACAACTCCGTCACCGTGGACGAGGAGTTCTGGAAGCTGGTGCGCGCTGGTCAAGATGACCTTGCTTTCGAGTCGCAAGGCACGCTGCTGTTTGCCCTGCACGCCAAGCAGGTCTACGAGGCCGTCTGCAGCGCCAGCTACCACGATGGCACCGGTGAGCCTGGCCTGATCAATGTGGAGCGCCTGACCCAGAAGCAGGACGGCATCGCCGCGCTGTTCGATGGTGACTACGCCGAGTCCGAGCGGATGAAGCTGGACCCCGAGACGAAGCACATGACGGCCGAGCTGGCGGCCATCTTCGCGAAGAAGGAGTTCACTCAGATCACCAACCCGTGCGGCGAGATCAGCCTGGGCATGCTGGGTGGCTACTGCGTCATCGCGGACGTGGTGCCGTATCACGCCGCCTCCTACATCCGTGGTTTCAACTTCGCCGACGAAGAGACGGCCACTGCCTGGGACCGTGACGCCGAGGACGCATTCCGCACTGCCACCCGGGCGCTGATTCGCGTCAACACGATGGACTGCCTCTACGGCAAGGAAGTTCGCCGCACGAACCGCATCGGCGTGGGTATCACTGGCCTGCATGAGTGGATCTGGGCTCGCTTCGGCTTCGGCTGGAAGGACATCGTCAACGAGCACAAGTCCATCAAGATGTGGCGCACGCTGGGCCGCTTCAGCCGGGCCTGCGTCGACGAAGCCCGCCGCTACAGCGAGAAGCTGGGCGTGGCCATGCCGCACACCGTGACGACGATGAAGCCCGCCGGCACCACGAGCAAGCTGTTCGGCCTCACCGAGGGCGCGCACCTTCCGTCGATGCGTGAGTACCTGCGCTGGGTGCAGTTCCGCAACGATGACCCGCTGATCGAGCAGTACCGCGCCAAGGGCTACCCGGTGCGCGAGCTGAAGCAGTACAGCGGAACGACCATCGTGGGCTTCCCAACCGTCCCCGAGATCGTCACACTGGGCATGGGCGACGCGCTGGTGACCGCGGCCGAGGCGACGCCCGAAGAGCAGTACAAGTTCCTGCAGCTGATGGAGAAGTGGTGGATCGACGGCTACGACGACACCACCGGCGAGAAGCACGACTTCGGCAACCAGGTCTCCTACACGCTGAAGTACGACCCGAAGACCGTGAACTATCCGCACTTCCGGCAGACGCTGCTGGACGGCCAGTCGACGATCAAGTGCTGCTCCGTGATGCCCCAGGCAGACACGACCGCCTACGAGTACCAGCCCGAAGAGCCGGTCAGCCGTGAGCGCTTCCAGGAGATCCTGGCTGCCATCAAGGATGACTCGATCAGCCAGGACATCGGCTTCGAGCACCTGGACTGCTCTGCCGGCGCGTGCCCCATCGACTACTCCTTCAGCAAGGTCGCGTAGAGCGCCCTAGGGGCTCCCTATAATGCAAACGACTAAGTCAGTGCTGAGTAACTGTGCGATTGAATGGGAGGGGTTCACGCTCCCGCCCATCAATCTCTGGAGCGTCCCAAGGCGCACCAGCGGTGCACTCAGTGGTGACTCACCGTTGCCAACGGGGAGCCCCGACGATTCAGGTTCAGGGACATTTTCAGAGGAGAACAAGTGGAACGACGACTTCAATTCATCTACGGCGGTGCAGCGGCGCTCCTGATCGTGACGGCGCTCACGGTCGGTTGCCACGAGGCACCCCGCGGTGCGAGCTACGAGCAGCCCCAGTACCAGGCACCCGTGGCAGCCCAACCTGCAGGGGCCGCGCCCGTTGTGGTCCAGCAGGCCGACAACGGCCCGGGCTGGGGCGGTGGGCGGGCGGGCGGGGGCCACGGGTAAAATTACGGGCACCACCCCCCCAACACA